AGGTTGGACGTATAAGGAGAAATAATAGATGTCAAATTACGAAGCAACAAGATACGATTTCGATGGAGCAAACCTTACAGGTATCGAAGGAATTCCTACCGCTACTATTGTGCCGTGGTCTTCTTCTTCAGTGCCAACAGGTTTCTTAGAATGTAATGGTGCGGCTGTTTCAAGATCAACTTACTCTGCATTATTTGCAATCATAGGTACAACTTATGGAGCTGGTGACGGTTCAAGCACTTTTTTAGTGCCTGATTTACAAGATAACGTAGCAGTTGGAAAATCTGGAACTAAGGCTTTAGCATCAACTGGTGGAGCAAATACCGTATCTTCAACTGGAAATGTTGGAGGATCAACAGCTAATGCAACTTTATCAACAGCACAGTTGGCATCTCACTCCCACACTTTTGCACATAGTCCGTCTGGTGAGGGTCAGTTTGCTAGAGGGCCGGCAAATCCGGGTAGTAGTGGCCCAACAAGTAATACAGGTTCTGGTGGTGGACACTCACATAATATGAGCGCAACTTTTTCAGGTGATGCAACTTCAGTGCTTCAACCTTTTTTAACAGTTATTTATATTATTAAAACGTAGGAGAAATTATGGCAACAAACGCACAATGGACAGTAGTATTAGACGATAAAAAAATTATTAAAAATTATGCAGAGGGTGCTGGTGAAGGTGTTGGATATGCAATTGACGATGATGCTTTTTGGTCTCAATCTAAATTTTCTAATGTTTGGGCTATTCAATATGGAACATCTAATCCAAGTGACACTGTAGAATACAGAGATGAAACTCCTCACTCTACTTGGGATGCTGCTAACTTAGGTGATTTTTCAGATTTTACTACTAGATGGGATACAGCTCACTTAACTGAATTACAACTTAGTTGGGATGACAATAATTTTAAAGATGAAAGTGAATCTGATAAAATTGCTAGATTAGGTGCAAGACCTACTTCATATTCATCTTAATAACATCCAAGAAGTTAAAATATATTTCTCTCCTGATAAAGGAGGATTTCCCCTATGTACATATGGAAAACCTGCAGGCCAAATAACTATTCTACCTGTTTTTGGTTTTACTCTTTTAGAAAAATGTAAAAATTCTGTTTCTCCTCCTTCCTCTACATCATTTAAATAAATAGAAAAAACAAAAGCTCTAGGTTCATTGTCATATCCTTTTCCATGTTCAAGGTGCCAAACATGATATCCCTCTGTGGGTAAAGTTTTTTGAATTTTTAAATTTGTATAAAAAAATTTATCTAAATCATAAGCGCTTTGTGCACCTACATTTTTTATATAGTGTTGCCAAGCCATATCAAAGTTAACCATAGTAGATTTTAATGTTTCCCACCACACATCTATATTACCCGCGGACGCAAAGTATTGTTGATCTTGTTTACTTAATATAGAAGCATTTTCACCACCTATTCTATTTACAGTATTATTAAATTTATTTTGTTCTTCGTATAAAGTAATGGCTTTATTACATTCCTCGGGAAGTATATAGTTATCATATATACCAATAAAGTTATTTATATTTACAGTTTTTTCATTCATAAATATTATCTCCTACACATAAATAATCTAATTTTGTTTTTTTTAAAACTTTTTTTGCCTGTTCTATTGTTGAACATATGGGTTTCCCTCCTTCATTTAAAGAAGTATTCAATAAAATAGGAATTTTAGTTTTATTTTCAAACGCATCTAATAATTTATAAAAATAATAATTTTGATTTATATTAACAGTCTGATGACGACAAGTGTTATCTACGTGAGTTACTGCGGGTATTACTTTTTTTAACACTTTACTACTAAACAACATGTATGGAGAATATTTAATATCAAAATAATCTGAGGATCTTTCTTCTTTTATAGAGGCTCCAAAAGGCCTCCACCACTCTCTATTTTTAACTTTTTGATTTATAAAATCTTTTCCATTTTCCATACAAGGATTCATTAAAATAGAACGATTTCCTAAAGCTCTTGGTCCATACTCTCCGTGTCCTTGATACCAACCTACAATTTTATTTTGCGATAGCAAATCTGCAACTTTATTTATAGTTTCATCAGATGGGTTTTTTAAAGGAGCTTCATCATCTTCTATATATGGAAAATTTTTTATTTTAGGAACTTTAATATTATATTTAGATAGACCAAAATTAACTAAGCCTACAGATAATCCACTATCATTTACAGCAGGATCTATGTCTAATAAATATCCTTCTTTTTTTAATCTTCTATTCCACTCAACGTTTAATGCAACCCCGCCTGAATAAATAATTTTTTTATCTTTAAATTTATTTAAATATGAAAATTTATTCTGTATAATTTTGTAACAATACTCGTCTAATGTTTTTATAAAGTCTTGCCAATTTTTATCATTTTTACCATGATAGTTGTTTTTTATAGTATTATCGATTAACTCTGTAGCATCGGTTTTAAAAATATAATCTAATAATTTAAAATTTACTTTTCCATAATTTATTAATCCCATAACTTTTCCAGCTGGTCCTTGTTGGTCATTAAATTTTTCATGGTTATCAGGGTCAATATCATCTAATTCCATGACTTTTCCAATCTCATTATAAATATTACCGGGATTAAGATTTTTTAATTTTAAAGGAAGAAAACAATCATCAATTAAACATCTATTTCGACCGGACCCCATACCATCAATAACCATACCTGGAGTTTCGTTTAATATATAATTAGGGTTAGAAAAAAGATGAGCACGGTGATGATCTAAAATAATTGTTTTTAAATGAGGGGTTTCAAGAACATCAATATCATGTAGGGGAAGTCTAGGTAAATTAAGGTAGTGCGCTCCTCTATCTGTTTCTACAAATAAAGATACCTCTTTTAATTTTACACCCCAACTTTTTATCTTTTCATAAAACCACCAATTAGGTGCAACTGCAGATTTTCTATTTATTTCTCTTTCATATTTAGCATATTTAATTTCACCATCTAAATAGGCACAAACCGAATCATCGTGATTATTTTTACCAAAACCTACAATTATCATTTTTTATTTTGCATTTCGTAAATATATTTTTTCTTATCCCAATTAGGTGTCTCTTTTATATTCATGACTAAATTATATCTATTTTTATCATCTGTAGATTTATTAACTCCATGTAAAATATATGGAGGAAAAAAATAATAATCACCTGCTTTAGGTATTATTTTCATATTTAATTCAGGTAATATTAAAGGTTCGCCCTCTGTTAAATAAAGTATACAATGATAACAATCATGAATATGTTGAACGACATAATCTCCTTTTTTTAATTCGTTTCCCCATGCATTGACAATTGTATGTCTTTCATAAAAATATTTAAATAAATCTGAATTACTTAATACATGTTTATTTATACAAAAATTTATAAATTTAGTAGTTATGTTATTATTTATAAAATGTTCCCATTTAGTTTTACCTGCTTTTACATTACTAGCATAAGATTCTTTTTCACTAATATTGTTTTTAATTTCTATTATTAAATTATGAATATCTTCTATAAAAGGATAATTACCATAAGTAATACTTATTCTTCTAGGATATGTAACGGTTAAGGAATGAGAATGCGTAAGAATAGGATCATTATCTAAAAATTCTATCATGTAATTCTCTCTTTTATTCTCTCTAAATCTAATATATAAGCTACTATATGCTACAAAAATTAAATTTCAAGCCCGGTTTTAATAAGCAAGACACAGAATCAGGGGCCGAAGGCCAATGGACAGATGGTGATTTTGTTAGATTTAGATATGGTTTACCAGAAAAAATAGGTGGTTGGTTACAATTAACGGCTGGTGGTAAAAGTTTACCTGGCGCTGGCAGAGCACAAGTTGCATTTTCTAGTTTTGCAGGTGAAAAATATGCAGCTATTGGAACATCACAAGGTTTATTTTTATATTATGGTAATGACTTTTATGACATTACACCTTTAGATACTGCAATCACAGGCGGAACTTTAACAACAACCAACGGATCTAGCACTATAACTATAAATAAAGGATCGCATGGATTAGCTGTTGGAAGGTATGTAACCTTATCTGCAGTAACTGTAACCGGAGCTAGTGGTTATACAGCTGCAGAATTACAAAAAGTATACGAAATTTTAACTGTACCTGACATAGACAAGTTTACTGTTCAAGCAGCAACAGTTGAATCAGGGTCTGGTATGACAGCAGCAGGTGCTGTTACGGTTAATCCTTATGTCATAGTTGGACCAACAACTCAAACCACAGGTTATGGTTGGGGTACATCTACATGGAATGTTGAAACATGGGGCACAGAACGATCTACAAGTTCTGTGGTACTGGATCCAGGAAACTGGAGTCTAGATAACTTTGGTCAAGTATTAGTTGCAACTATATTTGATGGTAAAACTTTTACATGGAATGCAGGTGCATCAAACGCTAGAACCATTAGAGCCTCTCTATCTACAAGTAGTTTTGCAACCACCAATAATCCTACAGCCACTAGATTTACTTTAGTATCTGATAGAGACAGACATTTATTTCACTTTGGAACTGAGACAACCATCGGTTCACCAGCCACTCAAGATCCAATGTTTGTAAGATTTTCTAATCAAGAAGATTTAAATACCTATACGCCAACAGCCACAAACACTGCGGGTACATTTAGATTAGATACAGGGAATGAAATAAGAGCCGCACTTCAAGGTAAAGATTATGTCTTCGTTATAACAGATAACGCAGCTTATGTTATTCAATTTGTTGGTCCACCATTTACATTTAGTGTTAGACAAGTTGGTACAAACTGTGGATGTATTGGTCAACATGCAGCTACGTTTGTTAATGGTGCTGTATTTTGGATGGGTTCTCAAGGTGGTTTTTTTGTATTTGATGGTACAGTAAAATCATTACCTGCTCTTGTAGAAGATTTTGTATTTAGTACAGATGGCACTAACCTTGGATTAAATTTTAATGCAAGTGATATTATATTTGCAGGGTCAAATAATTTATATACAGAGGTTAATTGGTTTTACCCTAAAGCTGGATCCACACAAATTGACAGATGTGTAACTTATAATTATTCTGAAAACTGTTGGACAACGTCATCGTTAGATAGAACAACGTATGCAGATCAAGGTGTATTTGATAACCCTTATGCAACAGATTATGACGATAGTTTAACTCCAGTGTTTCCTGATATTCTTGGTATCACTAATAAATATGGAGCTAGTATTTACTATGAACATGAGGTTGGCACAGATCAAGTTAATAGCGTTGCAACTACAGCTATTCCAGCATTCATAAGATCTGGAGACTGGGATATTACATCTAGACGTAGTGCTCTTGGTCAACAAACAGGCGTTGCAGATTACAGAGGAGATGGTGAATTCTTCATGGCCGTTAGACGATTTATACCTGATTTTAAATATCAAACAGGAGATGCGCAGATTACTTTGTTTGTAAGTTCTTATCCAGATGACGTAGCTGTTAGTTCTCCACTAGGACCCTTTACAGTTACCGCAGCAACTGATAAGATAGATACCCGAGCTCGAGGAAGATTACTGTCTGTCAAAATAGAAAACGATGGCACAGGTGAAACCTGGAGATACGGCACACTAAGATTAGATGCACAACCAGACGGAAGAAGATAATGGCAATAGTTATTGATGCACAAGGAAATTTAGTAGATACAGAAGGTAGAATTAATTTTTCACCTGAAGGCTCAGATGTTTTACCACCAAATCCTTTTCTTTCCCCGGATACAGCAGACAGTGCATACGCAAATTTACTTGGATTACCTGCAAATCAAGATATGGGATTTCTTTATGGAGTGCCTCAAAGAGCAGATGATCAAGGATATTTTATAGGTCTTCCTGGAACCGCTGATGATGTATTTCCTTTTGAACCTCCTGGAACTGCTGATGATCGTATTGCAAATTTAATTAGTGTACCTGGAACTTCTGATGATGTATTTCCTTTTGCTGCTGCAAACAGATTACAGGGATTAAACTTAAATAGATTTAAAGGAATAGGTTCTTTAGGAAGACAAGATGAAGATGTAGAACAAGTAGATTATTTAGGTAGTGAACGTAATAAATTTCAAGAAGGTATTGCAAAACTATTTGAATTCTTACAAAGATTTTCACCAACAGCTGCAGTTGGAAGGGGTATTGAAAGTCTTAGAAATAAATTTGATACAAACAAAGCTATTAAAGCTAACATAGGTAGAGATTCTCAAGGAACTATTAATACAATAACAAGCCCTAGAATTATGAATATACAACCAAGTGATAGAGATCGTGGTATGGGTCGTCAAACATCTAGTAGACCATCACCCTCTAAATCTAGGTCATCTGGTGGATATGGTGGAGGAAGAGATAGAGGACGAGGAGATAGATTTTAATGGCTAAAATAACAAACTACATACCTGAACCAAAACAAGAATACGACATAGAAAATCAAAGACAGATATTAGAGTCTTTAACCACATTACAAAATCAGCTTAACTTTTCTTTTCAAGAAGACTTAAAAAACGAACAGGACGCATTTAATTATTTCATGGCATGACAATACAATATAAAAATGCAATTAAATCTTTAGGAGATACTAACTTAAATACTGTATTAACGATATCTACAACTGCTATAGCTATTGTTAAAAGTGTTTATTTTACTAATTCTAGCACAGGAACTATTTTGTGTAATGCCTCATTAAGAGATAGTTCAGCGTCTTCTGATATAGAGTTTTTTAGAAAAAGCATGGGTGCTTCATCACAAGAAAATGCTTCACCTCAAGGCTTGAATTTAGAAGAAGGAGATGCTATAAAAGCGCAAGCAGCTACAGCAAGTAAAGTTACAGTTGTTGTTAGTTATGCTTTAATAACTAGAGAGAATGAAAATGGATAATTTACCAAAAATAAATTGTACAACTATAACAACATACAGAAATACAAAGACCGGAGAAATATATAAAGAGAAGAAAGAAGGACCTGATATTGTAGAAGACGTTACTGTACAGGTTACAAATAAAGGTTTAGAAGTATTTCAGAAAGTAATGAATGACACTAAAAAACCAACACCCTAAAGGTGGAACAGAGTTACAATTTGAGTATTTAGAAAAGTACGTCGATAAAAATTTATTAGATCAAGTACAGATATGTACTTCGGTACCAGAAAAAATACCGTTACATCCAACTAAACCAAATATACTTTGGCAAAAAAATTCTTATGATCAACCTAATTTAACTCCCTGGTTTAGTGATCTTTCTAATCATAATAAATACGATTGGTATGTTTTTAATTCACATTGGACATATGAAAAATATAGATTTCATTTTGATATACCAACAAACAGATCTGTAGTTATTAAAAATGGTATTGATAAAATAGAGAAAGCTAAACCCTATGTAAAAGGTGAACCTATAAAGATAATACACCAAAACACACCATGGCGTGGTTTATCTGTATTGTTAGGTGCAATGCAATTAGTAAAAAATCCTTTAGTTACTTTAGATGTATATTCATCTACAGAAGTTTATGGTCAAGACTTTTATGATAAAAACGATCATGAGTATAGAGAGCTGTACGAACAAGCTAGAAAATTACCTAATGTAAACTATATTGGTTATAAACCAAATCAATACATAAAAGATAATTTAAAAAATTATCATATGTATGCTTATCCCAGTATCTTTGAAGAAACGTTTTGTATATCTTTACTAGAAGCCATGGCTGCAGGTTTATATTGCATCGTAGATGACTATGGAGCTTTGTATGAAACAGGAGCAGAGTTTCCTATGTATGTTCCCTACGATAAGAACCATAGAGCTCTTGCTCAAAAATTTGGTTTTGGTATTGAACAAGCATCACATACACTGGATCAAAAACAAATACATGATCATTTAGATTCACAATCTAATTATGCAAACATTTATTACAATTGGAATAAAATAGGTATTCAATGGACTACTTTTTTAAAAGGAGTGATTAATGCAAAATCCAAATAAACCAATATGGTTTGGTCAAGAAAGTGTTGTAGAAACAATAGATCTTTCAGATCCTAAACCAGAGTCTAAATCACCCCATAAGATAATGGTTTGCACCCCTGTGCATAGTGAGTGTTCTATTCATTACACACAAGCTTTATTAAAGTTTCAACAAGATTGTTTAATGAGAAAGATATTAGTTAGTTTTACTCTGATGAAGTCTTCGTTAGTTACTCAAGGTAGAAACTTATGTGTTGCTGAAATGTTAAACCATGAAGATGGTTATACACATTTATTATTTATAGATTCAGATATTGATTTTGACTTTGGAACTATTGAGACAATGTTAAAAGCAGATAAGGATGTTATTGCATGTCCGTATCCAATGAAGTCATTAGACTGGGAAAAAATATTTCAACAAAAAGATAAAGCTAAAGATGTCGACTCATTAAAAAAACCTGGATATACTTTTCCTATTAAATTAGAAAACCAAGACTTTATACCATCAGATGGCGGTATTGTTGAAGCTACTCATGCTCCTACTGGCTGCATGTTAATTAAAAGAACTGTACTGGAAAAGATGATAAAACATTACCCTGAGTTAGAGATATTTCAGCCTACCAATATTAATGGTAAAGAAGTTAAAAAACCAAACTTTTATAACTTCTTTGATACT